AGTAATCATGAATAATTGGGATTATGATGTTGTAGTTTACCTAAATACTTTACCAAAGATAAAGAACCACAATATCAAAGTACAAATTATGAGATCCTTTGCTGAAGGAGCAGCAAAGTGCGGAGCCAGATGGTTGGTTGCTGATAGTTTAACTGATAGAAAAATATATCGTACTAGGCTAGCAGTAATACTTGGCTGGGTTGGTATGAGTTACTCGGGTCCGCACATCTACTTCCGTGAAGATATTATCAATAAACAACGAGCATCGGGTGCAAGGGTCATGAGTATTGATGGCAGTTGTTTTAAGTTTCATCATCGACATGAAAACATGTGGTTAAGATACAGTCTTGACAGTGTGTTTTGGAATATAGGTGAATATGCCAATCACAATAGTACTGATAAACATTGGAATATGATAAAAAATACGTTAAGTCTAGTTGAAGCACAGTGGAGAAATAGTGGTGAAAACATACTAATCTGTTTACAACGTGATAACGGATGGAACGCTAAAGGTTTTGATCAAGAAGCATGGCTCAACAAAACAATTAAAAAAATAAGAGCACTAACCAATGAAACAATTAAAGTAAGAGCCCATCCAGGAGACTTAAACAGAGATCAAACCAAAACCAAACATGACTGGAGTTGGGTCAACGGTATTGCAGGTGTAGAACTAATTGATAGTATCAATATCTCATTGCATGAAAGTATGACGACTGCAAGATGTGCAGTGTATTATAACAGTTCGAGCAGTGTGTTGAGTGTGCTTAAAGGCATACCAACATTTGTTACAGAGGAAAGTGCAGTTACCTGGGACGTTGCCAATCATAATCTAAAGAATATACTAGAACCATATATGCCAGACCGTACGCAGTGGTTGAATGATCTATCACAAGCACACTGGACTATTGATCAAAGTCGTGCAGGTGAAATCTATAGACACTTTGAAAAGTATCTACCAACCTAGTATGCAGTCGTTGCGTACTCTTCCAAGTTCTCTTGCACCCCAACTTTTTAACAAGTCTACACAACCGTATTGTGTTTCTTTTGTAATGCCTGTATCAGTGTGCAGTTTTTGTTCTACTACAATTATGGGTTGATGTGTACGCAAGGTATTTTCACCTCCCTTGAGTATCTGCATCTCGTATCCTTCACAGTCAATTTTCATGTAATCAATTCTGTCAAAATCCAAACTATCTAACCGTTTCATTTCTACTTTGCCACTACCAACACTGTCTTTGTTTATATGCGAGTGACCTGTATTGCCCTCTGTTATTATCATGTCTATTGTAGTGTCTTCTGTGCCGAGTGCAAACGGCCAAACTTCTATGTTTTCCATCGGTACGTTACGCCTCAAGCATTCTTGAAATTCTACTACAGGTTCAATTGCAATAACTCTTGCAAATTTTATTGCTAAATCCCTACTCCACAAACCTACATTTGCACCAATATCAACTGCAACGCCATAATCATTTACAAACTCTAGACTTTTTTTACGTACAGGTTCTTGGTAAGCCGCTGGCCCGCCTTTTTTAATATTCTTTTCTATCATGTGTGAAAAATGAGTGTCTTGATCTGCAAAAAACCATCCGTGTGCTTGATACATTAGAACCGTACCTCATATCCTGCTACTACACCAACTTCATTCTTTGTAGCAGCTGGTGCAATAAACAAGTTACCATAGTTAACTTTTAACATTGGAGCAAGGTCCCATTCTTTGTATCCATGTACAATGCCATACTCTATGCTTACTTCTGGAATAACGTCATATGGAGCCTTCCATGCAGTACGTTTTCCAAAATATACACTTGCACGTTTGTCACTATTATGATATATACCAGCAATGTATTGATTATCCATACGGTACTGTACATGAGGATGTATACTTGCAAAATCTCCTGCAAGTCCAAGGTGCGTACTAAATGCAATACTAAAAATTAAATTATCTAACACGTTTTATACTTCTCCAATAGGGATTGTCTTCGTGTAATTTTATATCTCTAGGTTCGCTATGTCCTAGGTTCTTTCTGTCGCCTTTCATGTGGTCCATGTACTTGCCAAGATCACTGTTTATAAACGGATGTCCTGCTAATCCTTTCAAGTCTGGGTCGGGGTTTAGGTTATGAAAATGTGCACCTTTGTTGTCTCTATATAATTTTCTTTGCACATCAAACAAGTAACTATCATGCCATTCTGGATAGTTGAACATAGTATCGTTTTTGTACATACTAACAAAGTCTTCAACAAATTGCATAGTCATAGGATTTGTTTTGTTGTATCCTACCCATCCACATTCACTGTGATATCGTTCACCTCTGCCTAAGTGTGTAACAACACAGTCTTTTGGCGAAACACTGTCAAGAAAACTTTCTGTGATAGTACTGTGTGTAAGTGTATCTGCGTCTAGCCATATTACCCATTCAGTATCTATATATTGCATTGCATGGTATATACTAAAAACTTTGTAACTAAAACGCAAACCTTGCCATTTGAAATGTTTATTAGGTTTCCATATGTGTTTGTTGTGTGGACCTAGTCCGCCGTTTGCTTCTGGATTATCTTTGTGCCGGTTTATAAAACGTTTGCAATGTTTGCTGTTTGCTATAAGATCTATACATCTTACATTTGGTTTTGTAATATGTGGTTTACATTTTTCTGTGTATACAATTAGATCAACACTGTTGGGCCAAAACTGTTCGAATGTACTGATCATGCGTTGACCGTACTTTTCAAGCCCCTGCTGATTAAATGTGGTAATTACTGTATATCGTTTCATATGAGTATTTAACCGTTGATCAATAACATAGCATATTATCCTGAGCAGTGTGCCAAGAATAGCACACCAGTTATGGACGCATTTTTAAACAGCTGTCGGACTGCTGGTATAACACCTGTTGAAAACGGACACGACTGTGATGCTGTTGTTATATGGAGTATACTATGGAATGGCCGGATGGTCAAGAACAAACGGACATATGAACAATATCATTCACTCGGAAAGCCAGTTGTGGTTATAGATGCTGGTGCATTAGAAAGAGAAGTAACTTGGAAGATTGCAGTTAATAATATAACTTCAGAAGGTTACTATGGACATACAAAAAATTTAGATTGGGACCGCCCTAGTAAACTTGGCGTAAGTTTAGAGACCAGCACACTCAACGACCGTATTCTTATTGCGGCTCAACACAACAAGAGTTTACAATGGGAAGGTATGCCCAGTTTAGAAGATTGGACTATGGACCTAATACACAAGATAAGGCAACACAGTGATAGATCTATTGTAGTACGACAACATCCTAGATGCCCGTTTTTTATACCACCACAACGTTTTAAAATGTTACTAATGAATAAAGTTATCAAAGACTGTGTTTTAGAAACTCCTCAGCAAATTGAAGGAACTTATGATACTTTTGATATTGACTATAACTATCATTGTGTGATTAATTATTGCAGTGGCCCTGGTACGAATGCAGTGATAGCAGGTTCAAATGTGCTAGTTGATAAGAAAAGTCTAGCATATCCCATGAGCATCGAATTGGAACAAATAGAAAATCCTCCACAAAAAGACAGAGAACAATGGCTAGTAGAAATCAGCCACACTGAATATACAGTAGATGAGATTGAACAAGGTTTATGGCTAAAAAGATTAAAAGACTCACTAGTGTAAATGACACCATAGATTGTGCATGTTTGATACATGATACACTATATGACTGGAGTTACGTGGATAAACTTTACAACAGTCTGTCGAGAAATATCACACCAAAAGTAAGAATGCATGTGTACACAGAAAGTTCTAGATTTGTACCAGCAAATTATATTAGACACAATTTAGTAGAATGGGATGGTGTAAGAGGTCCAAAACGTAGTTGGTGGTACAAACTACAGTTGTTTAATGCACATCAATGGAATAAAGAGTGGTCACAGATGTTGTACTTTGATCTCGACAGTGTTATTGTGGGCAATCTAGACTGGTTATGGAATGTAAATAGGGATCGTTTTTGGGCTGCTAGAGACTTTCAGTACTTGATGAAAAGCAGTAGATGGAAAATAAACAGCAGTGTGATGTGGTTTGATCCTTTTAAGTACGGCTATGTTTACAACGATTTTGATCTAAAGCAGATTATAAATAATCCAAGATGTCCATGGCACGGTGATCAAGATTATATTTTTAGTAAGGTAAAAGATGACGTAAGTTACTACAGTACTGATCAAATTGTAAGTTATAGATGGCAGGTAAAAGAAGGCGGCATGGATTTTAGATATAGAAAACCAATTGTTCCAGGTGGTGTCAGTGTGTTAAATGCAGACACTAGCATAGTGATTTTTCATGGATCACCAAAACCTCATGAAGTAACTGATGTTTTAATTTCAGAGCACTGGAGGTAAATAAC